CCCAGCATCCCATTGGGATGATGATATAGTCCGAACTGGCGGGAAACCGTCAGAACTGAGCGGAAACGGCTCAGTCCTCCGATTTCGGAGAGTAACAATATTGAACGACCAGATCGGTTTCTTCGCTTCCCGCAGGGGTGACGGCCAGGTCGGCCTCGCCGCCGCATTCAAGATTCCACGCGCCGCCTAATAAATCGAAGGAGCGGGGCTTCGGTCCCGCTCCTTAGCAAAGGAGAAAGAAATGCCATTAGCATTATGCGTTCAAAACGTGGTCTTTGGAGCTACCGGGGAAACATACGAGTCCGGGAAAGAGTACGACGTCCCGGACGCCACGCTGGAAGGATACCCGGACTACTTCGAGAAGATGGCTGAGACAGCCGAGAATAAGATGGCGGACACTGCCGAGGACAAGTCCGACGAGGAATCTGAGTAGTGGCGACTCGCCACACATATGCCACGGCGGACGACCTCCGGGATTATCTGGCTGGCTCGGCGTTTTCCTCCGGGTGGACTAGCGACGCCGGGAGCATCCGTCGTATTCTGGAAGGCGCCTCCCGGCGGATCGACAACTACTGCGAGGGCGGCACTTTTGGCCCTCTGACCGAAACCCGATTTTATGACATTGGCTCAGGGTCGTTGGTCCAATCTCCCCAGTATGTCGTCCTTTCCGGCTCGGATGATATAGCGACCGGCGGGTCGCTGGCCCAGGTCATTCCGCTGGACGGCTGGCTGGTCTCCCCGACTACCGTGACGGCATACGACGACACCGACCGCGGCGCGAGTACGGTTTTGACCGAGGGATACAACGCGGACTTCTGGCTGATGCCTTACAATTCCGCGCCAAAAACCATCTTCAAACTGAACGAGGACACCAGCAACACGCTCGACGCCGGCCAGCAGACCTTGAGCATCCTGGGAAGCTGGGGGTATACCGGGGACACTTTATCGGTCACGACGGCGGACGCTATCGGATCAACGACGGCGACCTCCATCAGCGTGACCAGCGCGTCCGGCCTTGGCCCGGCCCAGGCCATCCTGATCGACTCCGAGCAGATATACATCACGGCCATCAGCGGCAACACCCTGACCGTCCAGCGTGGCATCAACGGAAGTACCGCCGCCACTCATTCCGGTGGGGCCGCGTTGACCCGGTACGATTACCCGGAGCTGGTCGTCCAGGCTTGTCTGGACATTGCGAAGCTGACCTTCCGAAACCGGGACATGGGATCGGGCGGCAGTATCGGCAGCGGCGAGATGGCGATGACCGTGGTAGAGGGAGAAGTCCGGTCGGTACTGCGGACGCTGGACGACTACCGGGTGACCGGGACAAGCAACGGGATCATTTTCTGATGGCTGAACCATTCGGGACACAAATCACGATAACCGGCCCAATCTTTGACGGCTCCGGCCTCCAGGTAATGAGAGAAGTCGTCAATAGTGCATTGCGTGACCTGGCCGTCTTTGAAGGCGCCAACAAGGTCAGCGACGAGCTTTATGGCCCGCCGGCGCATTTGTATTGGCAGTCTAAACCGGCAGACCGCCACGGCGCCCACACTCGCGTTCTAAAGCGGTCCATCGGTGTGAGGATTGAGAACGACAACGAGGCTATTGTCGACGCCTTTTCCAACAACAAAAGCGGCAAGCGGTTAACCTACGCCTCAAAGGTCGAGCAAAAGTATGGAATGTTTTCCAAGATTTCGCAGGAGATAGAACGGAATAAGGCCGAGTTGCTCCAGAAATATATTGGCGACGCTCTGATCGAGGCCTTCGATTGAGCAGATCGGGAGCATTGGACAGGATCGACGTTCTGCTGTCGTCCATAACCGACCCGGCCTTCACCGCGGTTATCCGGGCCGAGCCTCTGGCGTTGTCGGGAACTCCGGTCCTGGCCTACTGGGTCCAGGGGCGGACCGGCGGCTGGCAGACCTTGTCGAACATCGGCTCGACGACCAGGATTATGATCCGGTCATATTTCCGCCTCCAGGCGTCGGCGGATGTCCGGGAAAGCATCGAGCTTGAACTTTGGGACGCGATGGTGGAAGTTGACACCAAACTCCGCTCGGACGCCAACCTTGCCGGGAATTGCACCGACTCAACCGTCGGCGCCGCCACGGTCGCGACCCTGGACATGGGCGGCGGATTATATAGGACGGCGACCATTCCATTCGACATCCAGATTTACGAAGAAGTCACAATCACGCCTTAACAGGAGCGGCCAATGGCAAAGAAATCAGGACTCGGTCAACAGATATTCGTTCATGGTTACGACCTCTCCGGGGACGTTGCGGCGATCAATAACGCCAGTTCACCGCGGGAGTTATTAGATTCGACGGCTTTGAACGCCTCGGCCCATGAGCGGATCATGGGACTGACGGACGGCAATCTGGCCGTCAATTCCTGGTTCAACGACTCCACCGAACAAGAACACGCCGCGTTCAAAGGTCTGCCGACGACTGACCGGATAGTGACCTGGGCTTTCGGAGCTACCCGCGGCGACGTGGCCGCCTGTCTGGTATCCAAGCAAATCAACTACGATGGCAGCCGAGGCTCGGACGGGTCGCTCAGTTTTACGATCGACTCCCAGGCTAACGGCGTCGGGCTGGACTGGTGCGAGACTTTGACCACCGGGAAAGAGACCCACTCCAGCGCCGGCTCATCAACCAGCCGGGACGACGGCGCGGCAACCTCCGCCGGCATGGTGGCATATCTGGAGATCGTTGATTGTGACTCCGGGACGCCGACCGTGACGATCCAGCAGTCCAGCGATAACGGGAGCAGCGATGCCTTCGCGACTGTCCTGTCGTTCACCGCGGTGGGTTACGCATCGGCGCCGACCGCCGAGCGGATAACGGTCTCCGGAGCGGTTGAGCGATATCTAAGAATCACCACCACGGGGACATTCTCAAATCTTGATTTCATCGTCTCGACCCGTAGAGGAACGGCCCAGGATGATGTCGCCTTCTGACCAGCGCCCGGTTGAGCCGCCGCCACGCCGAACAGTCCGCGAAAGGATTCGGCCTCAGATATTCCTGGCGCTGTTAATCCTTGGAGGAACAGCCGGCGCCGGAATATGGCTGAGCAACGAAGTGGCGACTGGCACGTCGGTGGGCGGGATCATCGCCCTGTCGATGAAGATTCTGGAGGCCGACTGATGATTATCTTTTGCTGGCTCAATATCCATAGATGGAAGCCGGCGGCCTGGTCCGACCGGATATGCCGGCGCTGCGCCGTACATGAGCGCCTGATATATTCGGCGGATACCGGGGCCAACTGGGAGCGTATCGTATGAAGCCTCTGCAATTAGGATTGAGTCTGATCCCGGTCGCCGTCATTGTGATCGGCTTGATCGGCTGGGTCGTAACCCTCCGGGGCAATATCGACTCCGCCCTGGACAGTATCGAGGAATTAAGAGAGTCCCAATATGACGACGCCATCCTGGCCGAGCGAGTCCAGAGTTTATCGGTCGCCAGCGAGGAGCATATGACCCGGCTGGCCTGGATAATGGAGGAATACGGGCCGGCTATTGAGTCGATCCGGGACCGGGAACTGGACACCGAGCTGGCCGATAAAGTGTCCGATGTGGTAACCCGCCAGGCGGTAGTCGAGAATGAAATGCGGCAAATCATGTCAGACCACCAGGGATTCGCGGATGTCCTCCGGCAACTCGGCGAGGCTGGTCTGATAACGGAGCGCCGGCAGTATGGGGATTATGGGCAATGATGAAATGGCGGATCAACCGGCCCGCCGGTCCGGATTACTGGAAAGATGCAAGCTGCGCCGAGGTCAACTGCAAGAATTATGTCCGCGGCTGGCGGACGATCCTCCCGACAACCGACCTGGGGAATATCGAGTGGGTGCGGCGGTCGGGGATGGAGTTCACCGAGGAGCGACAGGACGGGCTGATCGTTTTCCATTTTGCGCCGGGCCAACAATGCTTCGATGGTGCATTGGGCCGGCATAGAATCGCGCACGACCGCGACCCGGTTATGAGGCTGAACAAGGTAATCATGGAACCCCTGGAATACATGGACCACTGGAACGACACAGAATACAGGAGAAGTGTAAATGGCTAAAGAATCAGGCTTAGGAATGACCGTCGCGATCGACGACTCCGGCGGAAGCGCCCGGACAATATCGAATGACATCACCAATCTAGACTTCGCCACACCGCGAGAAGAACAGGACATCACCGGACTGGATAAGTCGGCGCGGGAGCGGCTGCTCCTGTTGGCAGATTTCACCGTGTCCGTCTCAGGAGTGTTCGACGATGCGAGCAACATGGCTCACGACGTATTCAAAACTGTGCCATCGTCGTCGGTCGCCCGGACAACGACCTTGACCATCTCCGGCCAGGTCCTTGCCGGTGAATTGTATTACACCGATTATGCTCTGAGTCGAGGATCGGACGGTTCGTTGACATTCTCGGCGCCTGGCTCGCTCGCCGGTGGCGTAGTCCCGACGTGGGCATAAATGGTCGCGCTTAACGGGACGAAGCCGAAGAAAGGTTTTCGCATCCCGGACCAGACCGCCCACATCACATTCTCCGGGACCGATTACGACGGCGCCGAGGTGTGGGTCAAGCTAAATGTTAGCTTCGCCCATTATATCGCCCTCCGGGAAGCCGGCGAGGGCGACGACCAGGTCAGGATGGCCGAGCTATTTGGCGGCGAGGTTTTGATGGAGTGGAATCTTGAAGGCGCCGGCGGGGAGTCTATCCCGGCAACCGGCGCCGGGATGCTCCAGATTCCACTGTCACTGGCGATGCTGATAGTCCAGCACTGGAGCGAGGCGGTCGCGGCAGTCCCGGCCCCTTTAGCCGAGCCATCCGGCGATTTAAGCACGTTGGCGGCGGCGTCGACCGGGACGGTCGGACGATAACGAAGCCGTGGGAACTGGAGGAGGCCGAGTTGATTGACGGCCTTTGCCAGCGGTATAGCTGCCTCCCGTCGGCACTGATGGCCGAGGACGTGACACTGCTCCGCATGATTGCAATAGTACAGGAAGGACAACCGGACGAGGACAATGGCTAACGACGTCGAGATCAAAATAACCGCCGACCCGAAGTCTGCCGAGGAAGGTTTCAAGAAAACCCAGTCGGCTTTCGGCAAGATGGCGGACAACATCAAGAAGCACCGCAAGGCCATCGGCGTCGGGCTGACCGCCTTGGGCGCCGGGATAACCGCGCTCGGCGCGTCCGCGGTCAAGTCTGCCCAGGCCGAAGCCATCGGGATCGCCCAGCTAGACGTGGCCCTCAAGAATGTCGGGACAAGTTACGACTCACAGGCCGCCGCAATCGAGCGGGTAATCGCGGCCCAGCAGAACAAAACCAACTTCGGGGATGAGGATCAGCGGGAGGCGTTGATGGGCCTGATCTCGGTCTCCGGGGATTACGAGTCCGCAATGGCGGCCTTGCCGGCAGTCCTCGACCTGGCCGCCGGGAAAGGCATGGACCTGGGCGCGGCCTCGACTCTGGTGGCGCGGGCTATCAGCGGCGAAACCTCCGCGCTCAAACGCTACGGGATCGAAGTGGAGAAGGGCGCCGAAGCGACCGAGGTTATAACCGCCATAATGGCGAAATTCGGCGGTCAAGCCGAGGCGTCCGCCGACCCGATGGTCCAGCTAAAGAACCGTGTGGGCGACCTACAGCAAGAATTTGGCAAGGCATTACTCCCGGCGCTGACCGTCCTGGCGACACTCTTGGAGCAGGTAACGACCAAGCTGATCGCGTTTTCTTCGGAGCATCCACAACTGAGCAAAGTCCTATTTGTTGTTGTCGGAGTGTTGGGCGGTCTGGCGCTGGTCCTGGGGCCGATCCTGTTAATTTTGCCGACATTGGCGGCGTCCATCGGGATATTGTCCGGCGCCTTCGGGATGCTTAGTCTGTCGATGCTCCCGATCACCGCCGTCGTATTGGGCATCACCGCGGCCATTGTCGCGGCTATCATCATCTATAAGAACTGGGACAAGATCATCGTATTTTTGAAGGAAACATTCGTCATATCCTTCAATAAGATTAAGGATGTTTTTGGCGTAGTATCGAGGACGATCCAGTCGCTATACACCTCCAAATTTGCCTGGCTGCTTCCGGCTGGCCCGCTAATCAAAGCCATTCTATTCCTCAAGAATAACTGGCGCGAGATTTGGGACGGGATCAAGACCACATTGCGGACGGTGTCGGATGCGCTCATCGGGATATTTGAAAACCTCAAGGGCCGCATCGTTGGCATTTGGGACGGGATGGTCGCCGGCATAACAGGCGGATTGAATGTGGCGATCGGGGCGATCAACCGGTTCATCCGGGCCGTTAATGCGATGCGGATAAATGTCCCGCGCATCAGTCTCCCATTCGGCGGATCGGTGGGCGGTTATTCCATCGGGATGCCCAGGCTCCCGGAGATTCCAACGCTGGCGAAAGGCGGAATCGTCACCAAGCCAACCTTGGCAATGATTGGGGAATCCGGCCCGGAGGCGGTCGTCCCGCTGGGACGTGGCGGCGGAGCCGGCATGACGATCAACCTGGTTATAAATGGCGATATTAACGGCATGGATGACTTCGAGCAGAAAGTGACTTCAGTAATCCGGGACGCCGTCCTGGGCGGCGGCTTCCAGGGCGTACTGGCAAGAGCATAGGAGAAACCAATGGCTAACGAATTTCAACACAAAGACCCCGGCGCCACGCTGACTCAGGCGGAATATATAACGACCGATGGGACTGGTCATATATTCGACTCCCAGGCTCAGGGTGATATTTTATACGCCTCAAGCTCGACGGTCCTCAGCCGATTGGCCAAGTCGGGGACAACTACCCACGCATTATTGAACACGGGTTCGAGCAACAACCCGGCGTGGGCTCTGATTCCACTTGCGTCGGCTGTCACCGGGACGTTGCCCGTGGCTAACGGCGGCACTGGAATAACCAGCCTCGGCTCCAATGTCGCGACATTCCTGGGGACGCCATCCAGCGCTAACCTCCGCTCGGCCCTAACTGATGAGACCGGCTCCGGTGCCGCGGTATTTGCTACCAGCCCGACGCTGGTGACGCCAGCCCTCGGGACGCCGGCATCGGGAGTGATGACCAACGTGTCCGGGACGGCTTCGAGCCTAACGGCTGGCAACGTAACGACTAACGCCAATTTGACTGGCGTGGTTACGTCTAGTGGAAACGCTACCGCCATCGCAGACAAAGCTATCGGCATTGCAAAGCTGGCCGACGGTACTGACGGCGAGTTGATAACCTGGAACGCCTCCGGCGTGATTGCGGCGGTGGCCGCGGGCAATGCCGACCAAGTCCTGACCAGTAACGGGGCCGGGGCTGCGCCAACTTTTCAGGCGGCTGGTGGGACGACTCTGTCCGGGAGTACGAACAACACGGTGGCCACGGTTACGGGCGCAAACGCGCTGATCGGAGAGGCTAATCTGACCTTCACCGGAAGCCATTTAACCGTGGCAGGGACTATGAATATCGAGAACGCCGCCGATGGAATCGTCATGCGTTTCAAAGATACTGACAGTACAGGAACGGCAGTGAATCAATATTTCACTTTTACCGGCTCAGATGATGCGACTGTGGGTTACATTGGCAAAACCTCAACCGGGCAGATGTACTTTTTTAATGAGTCCTCGACCAATACGATTATCGGAGCCGGCGGTCTGACCAGGCTCACGATTGCCAGCAATGGGACATTTACCGGATCGGCTTCCAACGACATCTCGGACTCCCGGATCAAGGAGAACATCGAGGACACTCCGGTCGGCCTCGCCGAGATTATGCAACTGCGCCCCGTGAAATATAATTTTCAGGCAGGCAAAGGATGGGGAGAACCCGACCAGAAATTCTACGGACTGTTAGCACAGGAAGTCGAGGCGGTCATACCCGAAGCCGTCCACACTGAAATTATAGATATTGACGAAGTCGTTGCAGGGAAAAAGCACGACGTTAACGGAGTCTCTGACCTCAAATCGGTCAGCATGAGCCAGATCACCGCCGCACTAATTAAAGCGGTCCAGGAACTCAAGGCCGAGATTGAGGCGCTGAAAGCCTAGATGGTTGTAGCAACCTACAAATTACAGGTTAACTGGTGGGGAACTGACGGCTGGGATTCCGCGGCGTTTCCGATTAGCCTCCCGGTCACCTGGGCGGACGGCGCGGCTTTTGTCGTTGCCAGTGAGCGAATCCGGGGCATAAGCTGCTCCTTCGGTCGAGACCGGGCCAGCCAGCTCACCGGCAATAGCAAAGCCGGGACGATGCGCGTCGTGCTGGATAATCGGTCGGGCGACTATAATACATTTAATACTGGCAGTCCTTTATACGGCCAGATTCTCCCAGGCCGGCCCGTCCGACTCCTGGGAACGTCGGCGACTCAGACCAATCAAGCTATTTGGGAGGGCTACCTGACCCGGATCACGCCACAAGTATTTCTGGGCGGTGATGCCACCGCGATCCTTGAGGCCACCGGGCCGCTGGGGCAGATCAACCTTGACCAGATCGAGGTCCCAATGGTGACAGCCCAGCGGACGGATCAGGTCGTGGACGACATCCTCGACGCCGCCGGCTGGGGGAGTGGCAGCACCTACCGGACGCTCGACACCGGATTGACGACTATCACTCGATACTGGAAAAGCAAAACCTACGCGGTCCAGGCGCTTCAGGAAGTCGAGGCGACCGAGGGCGGTTTCATCCGGGAAGGCAAAGACGGCAAGATCATCTTTGACAATCGCCACCACCGGCTGTCGGGCGATGAGTTGACCAGCCAGGCGACATATTCCGATGCCTCCGGCGCCGCGAGGGTATATTCTGGATTGACCCAGGATGACAGCCTCCCGCATATCTTTAATCGCTTCGAAACCGCAGTCCAAATCTTCACCACCGCCGGAAGTGCGGCGGTCCTCTGGACGCTTTCTGAGTCCGGGGCCAGTTCTCCGTCGATCCCGGTGGGCGAGTCCCGGACATATACCGCCCGGTATCCGACCAGAGGCTCGGCCAACAATGCCGTCGGAGTCAATACCTGGACGACCACGGCATCCACCACCGATATGTTAGCCAACGCCGCCGCCGATGGCTCCGGGACTAATGTGACCTCAGACGTTGGGATTTCAGTCTCCAAATCTTCCGAGACTATGGAGATCACACTGACCAACAACGGCTCAGTTACGGCATATATAACTAAGCTCCAGGCGCGTGGGACCGGCATCACCGCGGACGATCCGATCACGATCCAGGTCGAGGATGCGACCAGCCAGACCGACTTCGGCAAGCGGACCTGGCCCAGCGCGACTCCTTTCATCCCTGATAGCGGGGAGGCCCTGGACTGGGCGAATTTCAATGTCAACCTATACAAGGACCCGTCCGCGGTTTTGAAGCTGAGCTATTGGGCCAACCGGGATACTAACGCCTTGAACGAAATGCTCGACCGGGACATATCCGAGCGCGTCACCGTGGTCGCCGATAACACCGCCGACCTTTCCATAGACCAGGATTTCTTCATAGAGGGCATCAGCCATCAGATCGCCGCGAACCGGATGCACCGGGTGACGTATCTACTCTCGGACGCCGGGCAATTTTCCGATTGCTGGGTTTTGAATACCTCGGCATTGGATACGGCGACCCGGCTGGCGTACTAAAAAACAGGAGGCGCATCTATGGCGTGGACGACACCACTCACATGGGCCAGCGGCAGAATCGTTACCGCCGCCGACTTAAACACCTATATCCGGGATAATCAAAACCAAACGGCGGGAGCTATATTTTCTGCTCAGGGTGACATCCTGTATGCCACCGGAGCCAACGCTCCGGCGCGGCTTGCTAAATCCACAACCTCTACTCAATATCTGGCAAATACGGGGACGAATAACAATCCCGCCTGGAACGAAGTCGCCCTCGACACGGGTGTCTCCGGAACATTGCCCGTCGCCAATGGCGGGATCGGCGCAACCTCGCTGGCTGATAAGGCGGTCCTGATCACCCAGGACTCCGGGACGGACACCGTCGCCGCTGCCGCGATGACTTCCTCCGGCCAGATTTTAATCGGCGGTTCATCTGGCCCCGCCGTGGCTACCTTGACCGCGGGTTCAAATATTACTATCACGAATGGCGACGGAGCGATAACCCTGGCAGTAACCGGGATTGTTTCCAAGGCCGCCGCCGACTTTGCGCTCATTCGATTATTCGGACACTAGGAGGAAATTATGGCAATCGGCGACGCAGTCGCTCAGCTAATGGGAACTGGCGTAACTAATCGCCAACCGTCGTCGGGCGTGGAGGAACAGATCAGCGCGATCGTCAAAGACCTTTTGACTGACAGCCTATTTATATATGACGGGAGCAATCTAATTACAATCATCGGGATATTCAATACGCATACGACGGACAATGCGAATGCGGTACATCAGCCGATCTATAACACCTCAATAATGATTACTAATTCGGCCTACCTGAGGAAGGCTGGTACGACCGACCGCGTTTTTGTGTCCGGTGTGCAGACTAACTCCTAATCCCGACCCCGAAATTCAAAGTTGATCTGAAGGAGAACAGACCAATGCC